TCAATACGGGCTATGCGATCGATACTTTTCTAATACTAGCCTTACGTTTTCCCATAACTCTTCGATGTCTCGATACTCTAGGTAAAAACCACTATCAATAAATTCAGCACCGCTTGATGAAAACCACGGTTGAGTTTCACCTTTCCCACCTACCCCTAGCTCAAATTTAGCGCAGTACTTACCGCCAGTTGGACGAATTTGGAATTTGATATGATATGTCCAATGAGTTTGTGAATGGCAGCGTTCGTAATGGGCAGGTATCCAACCAGAATCGTAGAAGTTTGGTAAGCGGCTTGTAGGTAGTTGGTATTGCGAAGGTGGAAGTATTGGCATCGCGCTACGCAGTTGGCTGGCCATTTGATTGAATGCGTTTATATAGGCTTCTTTGATGTGCGCGGCTTTTGTACCGGTGAAACCCATAACCAAGAACATGAAGCCATCTTTGGTCATTTCATACAGTGGTAAACTGCGCCCTCTTCTATCCTTATATTTATTGCCCGTAAAATTGCGGTCAATGAAATCCTGCGAACATTCTAGACTTCTTAGTCTACGTAAAACATCATCATGACGCTTATTAAAAGCTTCCGCGATTTTCAATGAAGTGGTACGAATTTGCTCGTCTTGGTTAAAGACAAGATCAGATACAGTCAGGGTAAGGGATGTTGTATTAGGCATGATGGCCTCCTTGAGAGCAATTTTCTAAATCACCAACCGGAGGTACTAATCTTCGGGTGGTGAACTGAACAAGGTTAGTACTACCGCTCTCAAGGTCACGGCGCGCCGAAGCGCCCTCGCCCAGCCCACCATAATGCTGATAGTACGTTTTGTAAGTAAAACGACCATGTTCAGGTGTGCCGAAGCCGCACATAAAAAAACCAGCTGAAAGCTGGCGTCTATGCGCCTTGAGAATTTAAAACGGTGTACTAATCCCGACACTGGATTTTGCCAGTGCCGGTACAGGTTAACGATGTGAAAGATCGGTGTCAAACGTTTAATATCGTTGCATATAGTGTAATATCCAATTATTCAACCCAATCTTTCTATTCCCATGAACTTAAAAGATTCTTTACTCTTTATGACTGCTGGCATTCTAGGCGTTTTTCTAGGTTATTGGCTTCTACACGCTGCCGACGCACTGATTCTTAAAACACATGAGTCAGGTGATTTAGCAACTTGGTTCGCAGCATCCGGTACCATTCTTACTCTTGGCTTTTTAATTAATCAACACACCCAACTTCGTGCTGAACAAAAAAAAGAGAAAGAAGAACGGAAAGTTGAAGAATCAAAACAACGAAAAGAACTAACTGAGGAAAGAAAAAAACGTGAGGAACATGAAAAGAAGCAGCAAGAAATGTGGGCACAACAAAATGAAATCTTAATCTTCCAGAAATATCAGATTCATAGGCAGGAGTTCAACGCAATATTAGATCGGTTTGAACTAAAATACCCTGACCTTTTTGTTGAAGACAGGAATTCTCTATATGAATTAATCTACAAAACAAATACACCTTCAAACTGTATAACAAAAGTTAACTTAGATAATTCAAACAATTTTAATGAGAGCGAACTGTCAATTCTGATTCAAAATTATAACTCTGCACTAGATGCCTACAAGAAGCTTAATAGCAATAACGTAGAACATAGGCATAGTGAGTGCTACCGAACCCAACTGGAACTTCTTTTTCTAAACCTACAACTGCGTTACCGAAAAAAGTTGATGTTTGGCGACTGTACAGAGAAACTAGGCGGCACTATATTCAATGTTTTTTGTCCAAACTCAAATTTAAACGCAACGAGAGACCTACTTCTCAGCATTTTATTATTTTCAGATAATAGATACACCGTCCTTAATCGTCCTAACAATCCTACAAGTAAAACCTCATTGAACCTAATGTCGTGGGCCTCTGGTAAGCGCGTTCCTAGAGTGGTTTATTTAGAAGAAAGAGAAGAGATTATTTCTCTCATAGTTAGGTGTTCTGCTTTTTTTACACCTCTTGAAGACAAATTAACTAAGGAACAATATAACATTCATTATGAACTCTACTCGTCCTTGGATCATGCAAAAAAGCTCAAAGCCTTAGTTTCAAAAGAAAATCAAAAACAAACGCTAACTAATTTATCTCGCCTTACTAAGTACGCCTTAAATGAAACGTCTGATGAGGTTCTAATGTCACTTAGTAATGACATACTCGACCTCCAGTGTAGGACAGCTTGTTAAAATTTTTAAGCCACAATAATCCAAAGCACTAAATAAACCATCGACAAAAGAGGCGGTACATCAAGTTTGGATTGGTTGTGTAACAGGGTCGAGTCGCTCTTTAAGGTTGGAGCTGTTTGAACCATGCCCCGTAATTACGCTCGCTTGCACTGGGGGTTGGGTTGTAGATGAGCCAGACGCAACGCCGCTATGGGTGTGAGTGGCCAATGTGTCGGCGAGTTCTTTGACTACCTGCATCAGTTCAGACAGCAAAATCAGCACGTTCTCTTGTTTCGAACCAATCCATGTTTTCGGTGCTTGCAGCCATTGGTGCTCGGCTGCAATGCTGCGGCGCACTTTGCCGATAGTCTCCACCAATTCACCAGCGGTTGCGGTCTGCATATTACCCAAGCTGCCTAGCACAATGTCGTCACCCGCAATGAGGTTAATCGTGCCGAGGGCTTCAATCAGCTTTTTGCCAATCACTTCTTCAATGCTGTGCTCATCAACAACGATGTGATGCTGTCCAAATTCGCCTTTGAATCGTTCCGCTTGCTCTCGCTTTTCAAACGCTTTGTACTGCTGAGTTTGGTCGGTTTGCTGGGTGGTATTTCCTGCAGCATCGATTCGGTGGCTTACTTCTTCACGTTGTTGCTGCAATTGTTCACCCGGCTCTATCGACGGCAGCGCATATTCACGGCCATAAACACCACGAATGATAGGTCTGTCGTTGCGGCCATAGGCGAAGGCAATTTCAACCAAGGTTCCTTCAAGCGGATATGCTAACAGCCCCGATTCGTGTCCACTCATTTGAACAGGCAGTGGAATCGAGTGATAGACAGGCACATTGCTGTCTGGGTTTAAGTCTTCATCAAGCACCTGAACATCAACCGCAAACCTTGGGCGGAATGGATCCGCGCTCTGCCCTGCTGTGGCCGTGTCTCTTACGGCTTCAACTCGCCCAAACTTGGGTAAATGAAAGCCTGCGGCCAGCTCTGGGAAATTTTGCAGTGTTTCACGTTTCTTTGGTGGTACTTCGGATTGCTCAGTCTTCCAATATGCGGTCATTTCATCTTGAATCAAATCCACTCGATTGACGCGCTTATCGTTCATGACTCTGCCCGGCCTAAGCATAGGGAACGGCGCAAAGGTGACACTGTTACCACTTTGACGGCTAGTAAACTCTTCCGGTAGCGCCATCGGTTTGTTGTTGAAGTGGCTATCTTGATAAGAGCCGAAGTACACCACCTGATCGGTATGTTGGAACCACACACAATCCGGGATAGAAAACGCTTTGGCGACTTGTTCTAGGCATTGGTAGCCCGTTCCTTGGCAAACAAAATTTGGAATGGTGGTTTTGATGTAATCCACATCCGGCAGGTTGAATTCAAGCCCTGTTAACTGAGCGAGTACACCGATCACCTGCTCTGCGGTTGGGTGTTCTAAACTCACAGCCCAACGTTTCGCTAGAATGCCGGTTAACTCTTTGACGGTGATCTTATGATAGCCATTGGCCGCAGGTTGAACTTTGTCGATGTACCCCTCAAACCAAGGGGCGGCTTTGTTCTCATAGCCAATATCAAAACGGACCGACTCAAACTGTTGCAGCTTTTCGTTGGTTTCAACTTCGAAGATTGCCACACTACCAAGCGATAGTTTTAGGCTCACCATGTTACTCGCCAGTTTGACTTCTTCACCACTGATAAACAGGCGTTTCTCTAGCTTCATTGCGTTGCTTCCTCTGCGTTATTCAGTGCCTGTTTTAGTCTTGTGTTTTCTCGCTGTTCCGGTTTGGTTTGCTCTTTGGCTCGTTGCTCTTTTTGCTCTGCGACACTGTTATGCTCTCGTAGCTCAAAAGAGACATTCCAAGCCTGTAAGGTTTCATGCTCCCTCGCATTGATACGACCAGCGAATTTCACGTTGCGAATCTTGAGGGCTAACGCAATATCATTACCAATCCGGTAAACGCGGCGTGTGTTGGTTTCGTCTTTGTCCGATGCAAGCGAATACAACTGGGTGAGCGTTTCCACACGAGTGAAAGGAACACGACCACTAAAGGTCAGTTTTTTGCCTTTGTCTCCTTGCTCTGCCGTATCGGTACCCGATGATTGACCGCTCATATCTTGGTCTTTTAACTCCATCGACATCTCAACTTTCATCGAGTCTAAGTTAACCGGCACACCATCGAGAGCTAACATAGCAACTCCTCAAAAAAGGTCATTGGTTCATGGCTAAGCAATAGACTCGCCACAGTGAATTGATGATTGTTTGGCGCACCTGCTTGGTTAATCTGCGTTGCTATACTCTCAGCATTGCCAGTAACAGAAAAAGCGTAAACACTACCCTTTAGGTTTTTAAGTGCATTTATCTGCGCTTTGACATCGCCTAACTTATTGGCTCGTTTTGCCGCCAATGCCTGCAACTTGCCGATCACGTTGCTTGCATCATCAGCTAACGATTCCAGTGTGGCGATTTGCGCACCCTGCCAATGCAAAACGTCATGCAATGGATTGGCATGGAGTCTCGCCATAGGTTTAAAGCGAGGCTGGACAATTGCAGCAGGTTGGTAAAGCTTATCGGTTTCATTGGTCACTAATGCCTGGGTTTGCCTAGCCACCTGGCACCAATCTGGTAAAGGAAACACGGAAACAAGATCTGCCAACTGATTAGCGAACTGTGCTAACTGTGAAGCGGTCACCATAATCGCAACACAATGAAGATTGGCATTTGGTCGGTACTTGTCAGCATGATCACGGAGTTTGCCAGATAGCACTTTGACTGCTGCCTGTGGGTTTAGATAACACCCCGAATCCAACTTGGTACCCACTTGAAACTGGTAAGGGGTAGCTGTGAGTACAGTGCCAGTTCTTAACAAAGATTCAAGATCTCCACGTAACCCAAGTAACGCACTCGCTTCTTCACTTAAAGAGTGACGCCCATAACTGGCGTCACTTTCAAGGTGAGTTAAGCGGCTAACTGCATCATTCATCGTTGTACCGATTTGGTCTGTTACCTGTTCGGCACTGGTTTGAATTGATTGTGAACTGCTAGGCCAACTTAGTGGGGGTTGTTGCCACATACGCTAGACCTCTGGCGGAGTCGGCCAAGGGTTTTCGGTTTGGATTTTCTCTCGCTCTTGAACGGCTAAGTCCATTAAACGGATATACTCGCTTTGGTCACCCATGTGCTTTTTAATTTCAGCTTCTTCTAAATAAGGTCTGACCCGAGAGGTATATTCAATCTGACGTCTTTTTTCTACTTCACTATGGCTATCCTGATAAAAGTCTAATGGTGTTTTTATACGCCAAGCCCCATCTTCAAAAACAAGCTCATCATCTATATTGCAACTTAACGACTGGTAGCCAGCTAAATCTACAGCGTGTTTACGTCCGCCTTTATCAATAAAAAACTTGGTAAACTGACTTACGTCAACAATTTCACCATCAACTAAGCGAGCTTGGTCAAATGGAATGCTTGTTTCAATCCCATGAGTCCCAATCGCTACTGGAAAATCATCATTAAAAACTATTTTCATTATGCCCCCAACTTAACCAATGACATGCTAGTACCACCATTCTCATTATCTCCATAGTTAAAAGATAATGAACCGCTATCACCATATATAAATATATGTATTTGAAGAACATCACCGGCATTCAAATCTACCGGATAAGTAAAGTTCGCCGTGGTGTCTTTATTAGAAGAGGTTTGCAAGATATTACAACCAAATGCTTTGAGTTCCGGCCGAGGAATACCATTGACAAATACCGACATCGACCAAAATGTAAACGTACCTACAACTACCCTTTCCCAACATCGTGCTGCAGCGCTAAGCAAATATTTCCCAGTTTCTTCAACCGTTAAAACAGCTCCCGGTATAGGATGGGATGCTTGATATGCAGCATTATCAACAAACCCAGCAGCAAACACCTCTTGAGTTTTTACAGTAGCCAACTTATCAACAAGAGATTTTTTAGCGTATTGACCATGAGGGTCACTATCCGCCACATGCTCAGCCAAACCACCTTTAGCCTGCCAATCAACCACCGAACCATCAGCATTAATTCCGGCCAGTTTAGCGACATAGTGCTGATCACCGTTGCCGTCCACATAATCGGTTAGCTCGGTTTCAGAAACTGCAATAGTGACTTTGTTTTCCCACACTGACAGCGCGGTACCTTGACGAACAACATCGACATACAAACCGCTGGGGTTAGTGGTGATGGTTTGCAACACTTCACCAGTTAACACACCACGTAAACCGCCGACATAAACAACACCAGGCGTCACTTTGTATTTATTCGGATCCGCTTGTTGGGTCACGTCGAAGCCATCAACAAAAGCCGTATGACCATAGTTATCTAAGCAGGCCAAACGGTGGTCTTCTTCAACGCCTTTCAAACGTGCTTGATAGTCAATCTGCCACGTCGAAGCATCAACGGTAATTCCAGCGATTTGCGCGGCTCCGTCATAAGCTTGCACCAATGACTTTGTGCTAGCCATACCGTTTTCTTTGGTTTCTTCGGCTTTGTGCACCACCATTCCGCAAGAACTAGGCACATTCTTGTCACGTAGATAAATCGCGTTAAAGGTGAACTCTGCAACGGTACCGGGGATCACAACTGAATATGCCAGTGCGTTGTCACCAAGTTTGCCCACTTGGTCTATGTCTTGTTGGTGAACCCATAGCGAAACATCAGGCAAACCATTTCCACGGTTAATTGGCTGGCTTGGGTCTAACCCCGGAATATGCGCAAAAATCATTTCGTTCATGTCAGGAGCATTACCGACACTTATCCGATTTTGCAGGTAACGCTCAAATTCGAGCGGGATTGCCGTTTGGCTCATTGGGTACCTCCTCGATACCGATCAAAGGTCGCAACCTAAAGGCTGGCAATAAAGACTTGTTGTTGATGTTCAACTGGCTGTGGTTTCACATTCATTTCAACAGCTTGTTTAGTCTCTGCTAAAAACAGGCTGAGATTGTGTGAGAACTCGCCACTAGCAACGGTTAAGGTTGTCGGGAACGTCACTTGAAAACGGTAGCGGCGACATGTCCGCCCATACTGTTCAATCAGTGTTTGAACCAACTTGGTGTTATTGGAAATATCACCGTCTGTTAGCTCAATGGTGCAAACATCCCACTGCACTGCATCTTCACGTTCTTTTAACGCGACGATACCAATGCCCAACCTTTCAAAAATTCGCTTAAACCCTGCAACGCTGCCTGCGTCTTTGGCATTCACAGCAGCGTATTTCACTCGTTTTCGAAACAGCGAAAGCGGCTCCCGCTCAAAGCGTTTGATGTCTCTATCCCAAGCCATTAACTCCAAGGTGTTTTCGCTGCATGTCAGCGCATCCATTTGGCGAAGCGGGAACAGTAGCCAACCCCAAACCATTCGGAAAAATGCGAACACGCCTTTTGATAGAAAGTGGGGCTCTTTGATTTCTTCCGACGTGGTGCTTCCGTCTTGCCACCATGGAACTACCGTTTCCGGTAACTTTGGTGCATGTTGCTCTTGGTTATCGCTTTGAGGTTCAGACATGGCTTACGACTTTACCGTTAACGTTTTCAAACGTGGTTGCTCTAGGTCGCTGATAATGTCCTCTTGAACCTTCCCGCCTACGGTGAACTTTACAGACTCGACTTGAGCCATATTGGTGTGGATCTCAGTACCAAGCAGAGAAAGGCTAAAGCGGCTTTCAGGTTTGGCGCGGGTCATTTCAGGATAAGCTGCCGTCTCACGAAATGCCGCCCTAATACGGTCTTCGACTTCCAGCAGTTCGTTAACTTTGGTTGCTTCGTCCAAGTTCGCCACCAAGACAACATCGGCGATCACATAGCGCTCAGTATCTGGAATGGCTTTACAAGTCAGCACGTCACCATGGCCGTGATGCCCTTTAGCCATAACGTGGTCATTTAACTGGTCAAGAACGGGCTGTGGTGTTGCTCCGACCTCCATCAAGATCAACGCTTCTGCAGTGCCTGGTGTCACTTCACCTGTATTGTTGAAATAGATGTTATCGCTACGAATCCCGGCAACACTGGAAATAATGGAACGGTAAACATCATCAATATGCCACTCACCTGAACTGGTGAAAGCGTTCTGAATGCGCAGTGCCAGTTCTTCATTGCTTTCAGCGTCTGCGCCTAATTGGGTTATCCAGTCAGGTTCGTTAACCGCATCGACAATGCCAGGGATCTCCTCAGGAATAATATTGAAGTAACCGGCAGACAAGTTAAAAGCTGCGCCTGCTTCGAATGCTTCAACCAATACTTTGCCCGTTAGCTGACCAGCTTCAATCACGGTTTCAGCAAGCACTCGAACTTTATACACCACACCATCAATCGGGAGGGTTTGCACCACCTTACCCGCATCTATCGTGACAGCATCAGCCGCGTTCGCCTTGGTTAATGTGATATTGCCTTGTGTTTTCTCAGCGTCTTTCGGCTCGATGTCATGATCCCAAGCTTTCAACTCCAAAGCCCAACGCTCGGCAGTCGCTACAAACATATTTGGCATTACGTGTTCGGCTAATAGTGTTCTGATTAGCCATACACATGGTGTAACCACGGCTGCGCGAACCCATCGCCAAAACGGTGACATTTCAGAGTCGTTAGACACCTTGCTGCCAGCACCTACCACTTCTAGTTTTAGTTTGGCCTCGAATTCATCTTTGGTAACCGGTACACCCGACTCACTTAAAATCTTGATAAAGTTTGCACTTGGTCGCTTGCTCATGCCCCGTTACCTCCTACAGAAAGCTCTAGATCACCATATTCATAAGCGGTTGCGGTTAAGGTTATGTCACCCGCTTCCAATTCTGTTGCGGTGGCAGTGCCAGGAACGACTCTCACATCACGCTCGGATAGCTGCTCTATCTGAACCATTACATCACTGCGCAAGGCTGGGTTACGCTCTGCCACCAATTGACGCGCCAAACCTGACTCCATAATGGCGTGTTTGATATCTTGCGCGATACTGTATAAATCGCTGCACTCGGCAGGCTGCTGCCCCGCGTCCATATCCCAACCACCATCAATCACTTTGATGTCGATGTGTTTTTTGCTTTCTGATAAATGACTATCCGGCATTGAGTTCATCCCATTCAGCTAATTGGTCCGGTGTAACTCCGTTCGGCGCAGTAATGTAAACGTCACCGTATGAGGCCATGTTGCTACCTTGCGGTTTATGGGTAGTCGTGACGTTCTGAACCATATTAGGCGGAAGCGTTGGCAATGCGCCCGGCTGTTTATATTCAGCAATACTGCCACCGTTAGACGTTGGTATTTCTTGCGCATCAGGCGCCAGTGACGGATGGTTTGCCATATCAACAGCGGGATGAGGATCTGAATTTGTAAATGCAATTTCAGGAGCGTCGGACGGCACCGCTTCAATTGACTTAGGTGCATGGCGCTCAGCTTCCACCGCGGCGCTTACCTCCGGTGTTTCGATCTTGCTACCCAGCTCAATATCAACACCAGGGATCATATTGAGTAAATCAACAAGCCCCTCAATTGCTCCTGCTATCACATCAAACCAAGAAGCGTCTTTGAAGGCGGCGGTTAAGTCATCCCACCAATAAATTGCCGCTGCAAGTCCACCAATGAGTAGCGCAATACCCGCCACCACCCAAGTGATTGGGTTCGCCCATAATGCTGCGTTGAACAACCAAGCGGCGGCAGTGCTTGCCATCGCACTGATACGCAGTAACTTCATGATGCCGTTTAAGCTAGCCAATGTGACAGCCCAACCTGCAGACATCATTTGTCCGATTCCCATTGCGAGTGACAGTGTTGCCACCACACCACCAAGAGATAAACCTGCAATAGCGACATAACCCAAAATCTCGGCCAGAAAAGGAAACTCGTCTGTCCAACCGACAACCATCATCAACCCGTCAGCCATCGAACCAACAACTGCATTGATAGATGGAAGAATGGCACCAAACACAGCTGCGCGAACGGCAAACCAAACGGCTTGCAAGCGTTCCCATTGGTCGGTCATGTCGCTTGCCATCTGTTCAGCTTTTGACATGCCCTGTACTTGGCCAAGTGTTTCAATGCTCCCGGCTAACCCTTCAGTATCAGCCATGAGTAACTTGATCATGGCTGTGGCTTCTTTTGTGCCAAACGCTTTATCCAGCTCTGCCGATTCCGCTACGCTAAGCGTATCGCCATACTGACCTTTGAGCTTTTCAAGGATATCCAGCATTGGAAGCATATTGCCGTGACTATCCGTAAAACTGAGCCCTAGTTCATCTTGGGCCTTTGCTACCCCACCCAAGAAAGCGCGATACTTAGTACCCGCTTCGCTGCCACTCATTGTTGCTTGTAACTTACCAAGAATCGCCATTTGCTCTTCCATGGCAATACCCGCCGCTGTTGCATTCGCTCCAACACTGGTAAAAGCACTGCTCATGCCTGCACCCGTTGTCTTGAACATCTCAACAGATTGAGCGGTCATGCCAGCGACTTGCTTAGACCAAATCCCAGTTCCCATTTCATCGGCACTACCTTTAAATATGCCGTACATAGTGCCTATATAATTGGTAATGGTGGCCGTGTCAGCTTTGGTTGCGGCCGCGAGTACTGCCGAGCTTTTGGTAATATCTGAAAGCTCAGCACCGTTAATATCACCAAATGCCGATTTAATATCGTATGAGGCACCGACAATATCTGTCGCGGACTTACCATATTGAACCGACGTCCAGAGCGCCGTTTTTGAAAGCTGGGTGAGATCCTCATCCAGTACGCCCAGTGATTTCACTTCGCCTAACTTTCTGTCCATTTCAATCGCAGGCATCAACGCGTTTTGAATCGCAAAGCCAGTTGCAACCAAACCCGCGCCACCTGCCGCCATGTTCTGCATGCCTTGCTTGCCTGCTTCCATGGAAGATTGCACTTGTTTGGTAATGCCTTGCAGTGGCTTGGTTATTTGATCAACCAGTGCCACGTGCATCAATAGCTTTTCCATACTCATTGCGTAATGCTTACCCGCTCTTTACTTCTACTATTTACTGAACAATCGGCTGATTGCGCTCATCACTGCTCGTTCGCTTCGTTCAAACTGGTTTTTGTCGAGCCAGATGGCGCGACTTAAACTTTGTTCGTCGTCGAGCTCATTGGGTAGAAAATGACGACGCAGGGCAAAGGCTTGTTCAAGTGGGTTATCTTCAATCCGCTTTGCCCTGTCGGTTATTTTTTTAGTGAGATTTCAATCCCACCTTTAGAGGCATTACTCACCGTTGCAAATAGCTCGATGGTTAAACCAGGCACGTTATCAAGCAATGCGATCAGCGCGTCTTTCTGCTCCTGTTTTACCGTGCGAGTCAAATACGTGTATGCAGGCGCCACTTTGTTGTTTGGCATCATGTCATTGGTATGGTTGTTCGCGTCTTGCACCGTTGGTGCGAACTCAAAATCAGTACCATCGATTGCGACTACTACAGGTTTTGATGTGAAAGTTGGTTTAGTCATGCTGCGTCTCTTCCTTTCAATAAGTTGTAAATTCGATCAAAGCCCGATGCCATATTGCGCTCCATTCGGTCGCCCAACTCTTTTACATCGTCTTTGGTTGCGTAGGTTTCAGCTACGTGCGTTTTATGTTCAGCCAAATCTTTAGAAACAGCTGTTAATCGGGTGATCACCGCACCAACGACTACGGCAATCAACATTCCTACTGCTGCAAGTGCAGCTAGCCAGTCCGCCATCTAGCTCCCTCTAATCGCCGTTTTCAGGGTATGAATTGCGCCTAATGGTGTATTGCCCATAGACACTTGCTTGTCTTGTGAACGTTTGTGAATGTTGATACCAAGAACTGTCAGCCCAATACCAAATAGAGGCGTCATAGCTACCACGCTATTCACAACAGTAGCGGCTTGCTCTGGATGAAACATCATGACGACAGCTAGGCTCAAAAACAACAACACCCAAGCAGCGCACATCGAGTAACCCCAAGTCGGACGCCAGCGACGCACATAAGGATCATTACTAGCAAGCTCAGCCTGCATCGTTACGTGTTGTTGAGTGAGGGCTAGCTTGCGTTCTTCGCTCTCGAGCTTTGCGTGCTCAAATGCCAAGCGTTTCAGCTCTACTTCATGAAGCGCTTCTAACTGTTTTAGTTTCAAAATGGCTTCTGGATTTGCTGCCAGCTCTTTCTCAATTGCCTGCTGCGTATTTTCGACACCGAGTGCGCTAGACACCAAGCCGCCCACTGCCGTACCAACAGGGCCACCAATTAACGTTCCAATCAATGGAGCAGAACTGCCGATCAACGATTTCACCTTGTCCCACATAATCAGTCCTTAATAATGGTGAGTTGCGCAGCTTCGCCAGCTAACTCTTTCATGAGCACATTGAATGCTGCCGTGGAATTCACAACGGCCCACTCACCATTCACAAAACCAAAATCAACGCCTGGAGCTAAACATCCTTGCAACTCTTTAGGTGAGTTAGCCTTGTGGATTAGAATATGTGTGCGCAGACTTGGCCCTTGTCGAGTCACACCCAAAGTGTCCGCTTCTAAGGCATAGCATTCACCAAATCGTGGGGACTCATGAGGGAACAAGCTATATGTACCTTCAACAATGCAAGATTCGCTTGGCTTGTTATTCAACATTGGTCGTTCAACAACACAACACACTTTGCTGCCATCTTCACGATGCAGAGTCGAATACGTTCCGTGTTCAAAGTAGCGGCGTTTCATCAATAGTTTTTTCATTGGGAAACCCTAAATTAGACCTTTCTCTGCTAGCTGCTGACAGCTAACGCAATACTTACAACCTGCGACTTTAATACGGCGCAGCTCTGGGATTTCATCGCCACACTCATGGCACTCTTGCGCACTTTCTTGCTCGCTTGTTTGAACTGACCGTTTACGTTGGCTTGCAATTGCCATTTCGGTGAATTTGGCTTCATTACTACTTGCATGGTCGATAAAATCCGGCATTCGTTATCTCTCTAGTTAGGCTTAAAGAAGACCGCGAGTGTCGTCTTTGCTTAGGTATGAAATACCATTGATTCGAACAAAGAGCGGACTTGTCACAAAGCCTTTCAGCTTGCGCTTGGTCTTGTCACTGCTGTTAGGGTCAATGCTTAACAAATCTGCAATCTGTAGCTTCACACCGAATAGCTCTACTTTGTCTTCGTCGTCACCCGTATTCGCATAAAACATGCAATCGTGAGGTTTGATGCCACGCCAGCTACCTGCTTCACGTGCCTTTTGCTGTAACTTACGGAAGTTGTTCAAGTCCAACTCATATTCAACTTCACAGCCAACTGCACCGTGAGTAAAACCCGTTGGAATACCACGCTCTTTATCAACGGCTGATTCATCATTGATGGTGGCGGTTGCTGATTCCACGTGAACCAGAACACCCAGCATGTTTACGTCGAAGCTTCGACCTGTATAACGAGAATGCATTGATTACTCTCCTAGTCGTTTGTTGAGCATGATGCCGATGGTAATTTTCACTGGGCACTCATATGGCGTAACCGCGAGCAGAATTTCCACTTCTTCACTGTTAACCCAAATGATAGTGATGTCTTCATCTTGTGGCGGTTTGATTTCACCAGGAAACTCGTAGTCTCCGATTTTCTTTACCACTGCCATTTCGCGTAGGTCTTGGGTGAAATAGAGCTTGGCACTTGCTTCACTGCCTGGTGTCGAGTTGAATTCACGGTCAGCAATTCGAGCAATCGCACGTACACGAACTTTACGCGCGGCTTTCATCGCGACACGAATATGGCGAGCATCTTGAAAATCACCACCCGGCACATCTAAGGTGCGGCCTGTTGTCCAATACTGTCCCGGATAATCTGGGTACCACATTGGAACAGCAATTCGAGCCGCTTCCAGTGCTTTAAGGGTCGCCAACTCCAACGGTTTGCCGTCTTTATCCGTCGCCAGAGCCATGCTGCCCAGTACGCTGCCTGTTTTTACTCGTGCAGGGGAATCTGCGATAGACACTTCTTGGTTTGCCAAGCGGCCTGCGTAGATACCTACCGTTGAGTTTTCTTTGTGGACTTGAGGAACGACGGTGATGTACTCACTTGCAATGCTTTTGGGTACAGCTACCGTCGCAGCCAACCACTGCACCCACGTTTCACCAGTCACCGAATCATCATTGATACCCGGCAAGGTGCAGATCATGAGCACCTCACGACCTAACTTGGCTTTGAGTTCAGTCCGGCAAGCTACAGCGGCTTCTAGGGTTGATGTGCCAGTATCGGGTTTATCAAGCACAACAGCTTCGAAGCTCGATGTTTCATTGGCTTTAAAAACGGCGGCTTGCCAACTGTCTGCAGGGTCTAAAACGATCACACCTGCAGTCCAGTTTTGTTTCCCGTTTAACTGGGCCGCTTTTAGTGTGAGCATGTGCACTGGGTCGATGTTATCGAACGTACCATCAGCAAAATCTGTGGTGTTGTCCACCATGATTAGGTTGCGCTCAGAGCCCGAAACGGTGCCGTAAACAACAAACAGAAAGTGAAATTCAACGCCCGGGATCGATCCGCGCATCATGTTTAGAATGTTAATAATGACGGTAGGCCATGCCATGTTTAGTTGCTCCTGTTTCGTTTCAGTTCGCGCTTGATAATCATTGCTGCCCGTTTGGGGCTGATGCCTATCAACCGGCGTTCTTTTCTATCGACTGCCCACTTACGAGCAGGCTGCTTGTTTTCCAAGTCGCTAATCAGCTTGGCGACCTCTGCCACCGTCATGTTTTGAGTAATAAACTTTAACGTCGGCTTTTTGCCTCGTTTCTGCCGTCCTTGAGGCGGTAGCCTATAACCTAAATCGCGTAGCTCTTTCGCCTGTTCTCTCGTTGCCGGGTCTGTTTTCTTTGGCTCTTTGGCTTTCTTTGCCTGCTTGAACCTCTGATGCAGTCCGCTTTGCTCTGCTTCACCAGTATGGTGAGCCAACGCAACGGAACCTCGTCTTGATGGCCAACCAACAACCAGAGTCCGGTTATTGTCTTTTTGAAAATGCTTTAGCCGCGTGGTAAAGCCCCTAAGCATTTTCTTTCGACCTTTCTTACGCTTCGCCCAAGGAGTGCCGTCTGGGTCTCGCTGCGCTCGAATGTTCTTTTTGGTCGTCTTGGTGATGTATTTGCCAAGCTCTTTCAGCACTCTAGATCTGGCTTTTTTATTAAGTTTTAGTAGCTCGAACTGCTCTTGAACTCGCAGGTAGCTACGCTTATCGGCCCGTATCTCAAGCATTCCGAATAACTACATTTGATAGTCTTTCCGCTTCCCAAATCTCATACTCTTCAATCTTCCAACGTTGACCATTCCAATAGATTGGTCCGCTTGGATCTGCCTTCACTTTGACAGGTTCTTCAAAAATGACTGAGATCAGCACTTCGGCGTTGCTCTCATCTTCTAGCACTATGTCGACGTCTGGGTCGTCTAGGTCTTCAATGCGGAAACGGCCTGAATCGTTATCCATCAACCAAGCTCCAACATTCGCGAACAACACCGCTGGGTCATATTCTTTAAAAGGAAACTTATCGAAGTAAAAGTCAGCAACATAACGTTGATAAAGCAGGTCGAAACCTTGCCCCATGTGCTTCGTTTCCAGTTTCAATTCCACCTTGCCCATTTCACATTCCATGCGCTTGGCTATCTTGTCGCCCACTACACTGGATAAAAATGCGTTTAAGTCTCGTAACTTGTAACCGGCTTGATACTGAGTATTCATCGCCGTTCCTTTCACAACAAAGCAGCCGACGAACGAGAAACACCCAGCATATTTCTAATCACTCGTTGGCTTTCTGCCATTAGGTCGTCACGTGTGTCTGTTGATCTATCAGCGAGGTGGTCACCTTTATCTTTGGTATGAACCGTTGCAATATCTGGAAGTAGATCAGCTTTAGCCCTCGAATTAACCGCAGATTCATACTGAATCACTAAGCGGTTTTTCCCATTTACAATGGGGGTTACTGGTACATCAGCTGCACTCCCATAACCTTGCTCTAGATACTGTGTCTTTAATTTTGCGAGAGCTCTGTTCACTTCTGCCATTGCATTCACTAAAGCAATCGTGATGCGATCAGGATCTTGCGCTGCTGGTATTCCTCTACGCTTTTCAAAATCACCGACGTTTAAGTTGGGCCAGAAACCATCATTAGTGATTTCCGTATCTTGATAACGCGCATCTGAAGAACCCGTAAACATGCTTAATCCCTTTTAAATAGGTGCGCCTCTAGCCACTGATTCGACGGAATAAACAGGGTGATAAATCACTTGTCTTCCTCGTCAGCCGAGGCGCGACGGCTTAGGAGCTATTAATTAAAGGTTGTCGCCACTCTCTAATGCTCGGATACGTTGGTCGATGTTATCGATCATGGTTCCAACACCAATGGCACTGTATTGCTCATGCGCATCTTCAAGGTGTGTACGAGCTTTCTGAAGCGTTTCAATATCACCGACAGAAGCCGCATGAGGCTTACCTTCAGCGTTACGAAGCAGATACAAACCTGTGAACTTCAACCATTTCGCCGTGGGCTTTTCGTTGATGCTCCACTCGTTGGTCACTTTCTCAAACACCAAGGAGAAATACGGTTCAATTGATTGGCCTTTACCCGCCATACGCTCTGACCAAGCCAACACTTCATCAGCGCAGAATGTGGCAAAGTCTCGCTTGAATCGCTCAGGAGTATCTAACCCGCGTTCGATAGCAATGTCACACCACTCAATCGCTGTTTCTAGATCCTCGATATCGAAGAGCCAAATTACCATTTGAGTAAATAACGGGTTATCGAACTGCTCGTCACCAGCAAGGTAAGCTTCAATCGCTTCACGGTATTTAGGGACCAAAACTTCACGCTTGTGGTTAACCTTTTCATCCGTTCGATTGAAGGTTTTAAGCACCTTCAAATCACTTTCGAGTTCAGCTAGAAGCATGTGTAAACTGTTTGGGTTAGCGACAAACTGCTTCTCAGGTGTCGATTTCTTTTGCTGTTTTGCCAATGCTTCTTGGCGTAACTTAGCTAATGGACTTGCCATGATTCACCCTTACGCTGGTATTGGTTCAACAACAGTTACGTCTTCGATAGCTGCAAACTTGTTGTAGTTGCCCACAGCATAACCTTCTTGGCGAAGATATGACGTTTCGAATCGCTTACGGTCTTCTTCATTGCGAGACTTACGCCACTGCGTACCCTTTTGAGTCAGGATCTGCAGGTTGGTTAAGTTCGTTACCCAAATCATATTTGGTGGGAAAAATGGCGGTGTATACACCGTTTTACCTGCAACGGTCTTCGCTAAGCTTTGAGCTGCTTTATGCTCAGTCGGTACTTCCGCTGATTCCAATAAGCGATGCTGCTCTGCAGCCACTAAGTTGCGGCCAATCAGTACGACTAAGTCAGGGTCACCTTGGTGAACCTCATGAATAGTTGTATTGATTAAATCATTCACTAGCGAATCGAGGTTTTTATACGCCCCTACGGTTACGCCTGTTGAATCAAGCTTGGCAGCTGGAAGGACTTGAGCTGAGGCCTTTTCTTTCGCTAACTGTAACCACCCCTTATTTACGTCTTGCCCCATAGGGTTAGCTTTGGGGTCAGTACTCTCACCCGCAATCGAAGTACCGTGGAAACCAATACGCAGCTTATCTAAGGCAAAATTACGCGTGATGGCGTTATTCATCAGCTTCATCCACTGACCTTTGCCACCCGAGTTCGCCCAGATTGTCATCGTAATCCAGTTGATATGAGCGCCTGAGTCCGTTTCGGTTAGCTCGTAGGTATTGCCGCTTTGGTCAAGAGAGCCCATGAATCGACCGTCTTTAACTCGACCTGTCAGTAAACCACCGTCACCCACATCGATCACTTGGCCTTTAATTTGGTCAACCGAGATATTCGAAATACGGTTTAAGAAAGAGTCAGATTCAACAATGGCTTGGCGAAGCTTCGTTTCCATCACAGGCGTGATGTTGAATTGCTTAGACGCATCTACAACACCGCCCGCTTTTGCTACGGCTTGGCAATATTCATCTAAAAATTGAGTCGATACTGCATTGAGCATTTACACGACCTCCACAGTTGATTCGCCGCCATTGCCTTCTTCACCTGGCTTTTGACCTGGCTTTTCTTGCTTTAGCTCTGCGAACTGGGTTTCAAGGTTTTGTACTTGCTCGGCTACAGGAGCAAGCTGCTTCTCTAATTCACTAGAAAACTGTTCTAAAGAGAGCGTTTGATCTTTACCTTCAGGTGCGGCTTCGGGTTCGTTAGGTGTTTGCGTCTGCAGGTTAAACTCTTGCTTGAGTTCATCCTTTAGCTCCCCCTTCATAATGCCGAACTGCTCTTTTAGTGCAGCTTTGAGTTGTTCTTCTGTCACTTCTTCTTCCTCTGGTTCAGGATCAGGTTGTGGCTCTGGTTGTTCATCACCAGAATTGAAAAAGGCATTACACAAGGCAAAGAATCGGTCTGTTTTTGAGTAACACTCATCAAGGCTGATTTCTTCCAGTTGGCTGCAACTCAGCTCTGTGGTTTGACCTTCTTGTCGCGAAAACTGAAGTAATGAAACACCAGACGACGCAGGGGAATCGGTCACGGCTAATCCCATCAGGTAGCACTTTCCTTGCCCTTTATAGTCTGGATTTGGTTCTATGGAGGTAAACAGCTTCTGCCCAAGCTTATTGGCTTCAAGTAGATATTGATTAGGTTCAAGTTTGGCAAACAAGCGCATTTTCCCATCCACTTCTTCAGCTTTAACCGCAAGCACTTTGCCCCAGTTACTTCCGTAACCAGCAAAGCGTTTGTGTTCAGGCCAAATCAAAGCGGTGTATTCACTCAAGGCATAATTTTCTGCAATCTGCATGAGCCATTCACGGGTGATCTTACGACCATCAACCGTCGGCCCTTCTGTTGCTACAATTTTCCAATCACTGGTTTTTGCCATTTGAGTTTTTTACCTAGTATTAATTTGTCAGTTAGGTGCTTCAGGTCTTCACAATACGCCTTTGATTTACCTGTTTCAGCCACTTCAATTCCGACCAATTCGGATACAGGACGTATCCGAACCCATCCGAATTTTGCTATGCAATTTTGGCTGTTACCTCGGCGTATGATTGGTCCATGGCATATTCTCCTGAAACACGACACGCGGCCCGTTCCCTTTATTTAAAGGCTTGGACGCCCAATGAAATCGCTTCCGAACTAGGTTTGAACAGCACCAGAATCATTTATCACTGGGCTGACAAATTTGGATGGCGTGATATGTTGCGCGAGCAAACGATTGATGAATCGATAGCGCGTAAAATTGAAACCCTGCTTGAACTGGAAAACCCAACCAAAGGCCAGCTCGATATGCTTGATAGGCTCATCAAGCACCACGTACAACTTAAAAAATTCCATGCTCAAGCTCAGCCAGTTGGAGAGAAACACTCACCCACCGAAACAGAACCTACGGCTAAAACTAACAGTAAAAGCTCTCGTTCTAGTAAGTCTGACGACAAGCAGAAAAAGAAGAGCAAAAAGAAGAACAACATTGCAGAGCTGACCAAAGAGAACTTCGCGACCTGGCATGAATCGCTCTTTGAATATCAACACACGATGCGTAACAACCTGCACCAACGTACTCGTAATATTCTTAAGTCCCGTCAGATTGGCGCCACCTATTACTTCAGTGGTGAAGCATTAGAAGATGCAATTTTAACCGGCGACAACCAAATCTTCTTGTCCGCTTCTCGTGCCCAGGCAGAAGTATTCAGAAGCTACATTATTGCGATTGGTGAAGAGTTCTTAGGTATTGAATTGACGGGCAACCCGATCATTCTCTCTAATGGTGCCGAACTACGCTTTCTATCGACCAACTCAAAAACCGCGCAAAGTTATCATGGCCACGTTTATGTGGATGAGTATTTCTGGATCCCGAAATTTGATGAACTCAACAAACTCGCTTCAGCCATGGCCACCCATAAGAACTGGCGTAAAACCTACTTCTCGACCCCTTCAGCTAAAACGCACCAGGCTTATACATTTTGGACCGGTGACCAATGGCGTAGAGGTCGTGATACTCGCGCCAATATTGAGTTTCCTACCTTTGACGAATATCGAAACGGCGGTCGACTTTGCCCGGATAAGCAGTGGCGTTACGTAGTCACGATTGAAGATGCAGCAGCAGGTGGTTGTGAGCTTTTTGATATTGATGAACTGCGCGACGAATACAGTAAAGACGATTTCGATAACCTGTTTATGTGTATTTTCGTTGATGGCGCCAGCTCCGTCTTCAAGTTCTCAGCCCTTGAAAAAGCCATGGTAGACATTAGTCGGTGGCAAGACTTCAAGCCCAATGACAAAGACCCCTTCGATCGCCGTGAAGTTTGGCTGGGGTACGACCCAAGCCGAACTCGAGACAATGCTTGTTTAGTTGTCGTAGCACCGCCCATTGTTGCCGTTGAAAAATTCAGAGTACTTGAAAAGCACTACTGGCGAGGGTTGAACTTTCAGTATCAGGCGCAGCAAGTCTCAAAGGTATTTGAACGTTATAACGTGAGCTATTTGGGTATCGATACAACGGGCATTGGCGCGGGTGTCTATGACCTGATTAACAAGAAACACCCACGTGAAACCGTGGCTATTCAATACAACAATGAGAGTAAGAACCGGTTGGTGATGAAGATGATAGATGTGGTCGAAGCCAACCGCATTCAATTTGATGCCGAACACAAAGATATCGCCATGGCATTCATGGCCATCAAACGAGCGACCACCAATAGCGGCAACAATATGACCTTCAAAGCGGAGCGCAGCGAGTTGACCGGACATGCCGATGCATTCTGGGCGATTTCCCATGCCTGCATTAATGAACCGCTCGATCACTCTGAAAAACGAAAATCAACATGGCAGATGTAAATCAATGACTGAACAGACAACAGAAATAATCACGAAAGAATCCGCTAATGATGAAAGCTTGATGTTTAGCTTTGGTGAGCCGGAAATCATGGACCGTGATTTCACCAACTACGATTACAACGAGCTTTACTACAACGAAGACGGTGACTACTGGGAGCCTCCTTTGGATAGAGCTGGGTTAAACAAACTCACTAGAGCCAACGCTTATCACGGTTCTATCTTAATGGCTCGCCGCAATATGATCTCAGGTCGTTACACACAAGGCGGAATGCAGAAGCAACAAATGCAATCAGCCGTGCATGACTTCTTAGAATTTGGTGACACTGCCCTGCTTAAGCTGCGTAATTACTTTGGCAAAGTCATCGGGCTATGGCCTATTCCTACTATGTATTTACGCAAACGTAAGAATGGTAATTTTGCTTTCTTAGAGCGTGGCGACAAACAGAAGAGTTACAATAAAGAAGACATCATATTCATCAAACAATATGACCCAGTCCAGCAAGTTTATGGTGGACCTGATTACCTTGGTTGTGTTCAATCAGCCTTACTTAGTCAAGATTCAACCACGTTCCGCCGCCGCTACTATAAGAACGGTTTGCACATGGGTTTTATCTTCTACGCTACCGACCCGAACTTAAGTAAAGAAGATGAAGACGACCTAAAGCAAAAGATGGCTTCAAGCCGTGGCGTGGGTAACTTCCGTTCTATGTTCATCAATATTCCAAACGGCAATGAGAAAGGGATTCAACTCATACCCGTTGGCGACATTGCGACCAAAGATGAGTACGAGAAAATTAAGAACGTCACCGCACAAGAGGTGATCACCGGCCATCGCTTCCCTGTTGAACTGGCTGCTATCATTCCAAACGGTGGTACGCGTGGTGACCCTATTAAATTTGATTACGTTTACTGCAAAAATGAAGTGATACCCGCTTGTGAAATGTTCATGGACGCCGTGAATCGCGACCCAGAAGTACCTAAGCATCTCCATTTAACCTTCAATTTGAACAATGTTGCGGCCTAA